TGCCGGGCAGGGGCTGCGGAAGCCGCCGCATGACCAGCCCGATGGCGTCTTTGGCAAACGCGATGTTGTGGGTGTTGACCGTGCCGGTGCCCGTCTTGGTGACGTACTGGGACCGGAACACGAACATGTCTTTCACCTTGCCCACGGTGCCGTCAATCAGCGCGCGAACGCCCGCGTCCGCAACCTTCTGGTACTCGCTGAATCGCGGGATCTGGCGCACATTGCCGTATTCGTCGCCACTCACCACCAAGTACTTTTGCTGGGACGGGGGAAGCTTGGCCTTGAACAGGGCCGTTTCGATGCTGTCAACGACAGCTTCGGTCAGGGGCGTGGCAGCCGCACCAACCGCCGTATTGCTGGTGAAGCCGGGATACAGGGCCAGCAGGTCCGTCTCGATGGCTTCCGCGATGGCGTTGACAGCCGGGGCCATGTAGATCTTGAGCAGGTCCGGCACCGTCAGCACCTTGGTGATATCGGGGATTTTGAAGGTGGCTTCCTTGTGCTTGTTCAGCACGATAGGCGCGTTGCCCAGGTCCGGGTTCTGCGTCTGAACGCTGCCCGCTTCCAGGATATTGTTCGCCACCATCGTGGGGGGCAGGGGGACGTTCACGGTGTTACCCGCGTTGGCCAGGACGGGTTCATAATCCCGATTGACCAAGTTCCCCATGATAAGGCTGCCAATCAGCGCCGGAAGCGCATCGGCGGCAACCAGTTTCACAATCGCGTTTGCTACATTCGCACTCGTAATAGCAGGCATTCGTTTTCCTTTGTTGAGTTACTGTCGAAAGTTACCGCCCTACCGCCCTATCAGGCCAAGGGTCTGCGCAATGGCCGCGCGCGCGGCAGCGTTATCATCCACCGACATGCCCGGTTTGATGCTGTTCAAGTCCACGGCCTTGGAAGGCCCGTGATTCCCGCCAGGGGTCACACCGGACCCCCCGGTGTTCACAGGGGCAAGCAGATAGGCGTGCTGGGTGGGCAGAAAGTCCTTGATGAACGCTTCGGGCGTCAGGTTGTCACCGGCCACCAGCGCGCCGGTTTCCGTGCGCTTGATCTGCGGCAACAGCTTTTCCACCGCCGTCTGCCGGGCCGATTCCGAAGCGAACTGGAACCCCGACAGGGCAGCAGTCACTGCCGACATACGTTCGGAGTCATCCGCGCGCTTCTTGTCCGCTTCCCGTTCCTTTGTCAAGCTGGCCATTTGCGCCACCAATGCTTCATTGGACCGGCGCATGTCCAGCATCTGCGCGTTTGCTTCCGGGGTCAAACCCGTCTTGGCCGCAGCCGCCGCAGCATCGGCAGCAACCTTGTCCGCAGCCGCCTTATCCGCCGCAGCTTTGGCAGCCGCAGCCGCGTCATCGGCTGGCTTCGGCTTCAGAGATTCCAACGCGGTAGTAATGCCCCGCATCTGGTCCCCCAGGGGAGTAATTGCGCCCTGAACCGTCCGGGTCACAAACGCTTGAATTTCTTCGTCCGTCATTGCCATAAAGTAACGTATGCTCCGCAGCTTGATGCTGAAGCTCTGTACAGCTTAATTTTACCAACCGGCAATTAGAAGCACGCTTAGATACCCCGTGCAACTGCCGGTAAACAAGGGACTAAGAGAGATTCAAAAGTGTGTGACCGCTTATGACGCCGGGGCGTCCCCCATACCTTCCGGGTCATCCAAGCCCATGGTCTTGACCATGGTTTTCTGCAACTGTTCGGCCTGCGCGTTCTGTTGCTCAAGTACCCGCGTGGCCTTGTCCGGCGCGGCCCGAATCTGGTCAATGATGCCTTTCAGGGTGTCCGCGTTGGCATCCCGCAGCGCGGCGCGCGCGGCCAGGATGAATAGCTCTTTCTCCAGCAGGTCCGAAGGAATCTCCATGTTGAGAAGATCCTGAATGACGGCAATTTCGTCCGTGCTCAGTTTCTCTTGGAACGCGAACCCGCGCACGTCGAAAGTCAGGCTAAGGTCCCCTTCGAACCCGGTCAGAGCGCGGGCAGCCGCTACCCACTCCAACGTTACCTGCATCTTCGCGCGCAGGATGTCACCCAAACCATTCAGCACGTCATGACTGGGGGCCATGTCCTGTTTCTTGCTGACGCCGGATTGACTGCTGGCCGTGGCCGTGGTACTACGCGCCTGTGACACCAAGTACAGGGCGCGCCAGATTTCTTCCGTCAACGTCTTGCATCTGTCAGCCAAATGTTGCCAGCATGTGCCGGTGGGTTCTGCGAAATGATAACTTCCTTCACTCAGCTTGATGAATCCTGTTTCACTAGCCGTGATGCTGGAAACGTCATCAGGAGTGATAAGCACAGGCACAGCCAAAGCCGCCATGTACAAAGACCACTTCAATGCGTTACTGATGTTCAGGTGTTCCAGCGCAGGCAAATACGCCCGATTACCCATATACCAGCCGTTCGGCACTTCGATGACTTGAAGCGGAACCACGTTCTTTGCGGCCAGGGGGTGATACCCGGCGCGTACCAGTTCGATGGGCACCTTTTCCGCGTCCAGATTGCCGGTAATCGGAGCGACGGGGGAATTCATTTCTACCCCGGTAATTACAGCCTGCGATTCGGGCTTCTCGTATTTTGCTTCGTACACCCGGTACTGCTGCCGGTCATACCAATACCAGCGCTCCACCACCAGCGGCTTTTTCAGGAACCGCTGCTGTTCATTCTTGCTGTAGATGATGGCCCACGTCAGATTGCCGTGGCCATCCGTGTCCCAGTTGATGACATCCAGCGGGCTGATAGCGCAGATGTACGGGTCCAGCAGGCCCTTGTCCCGTTCGTCTTGTAGCGTCTGGGCCGGGTTGTCCGGGTCGCGCGCGGGCAGGTCCACGGACAAGAACGTCTTCCCGAATATCAACATCTGGGTGAAGACCTTCCGGAACATGTCAATGAACGTGGTCCCGTGGCAGTCACAATCCTTCAGGAATTTCTGCGGGTAGAACGCGTCCTGGTCCGGCGTCAGTTTCGCGTCCGTGGGCTTTCCGTCTTTGCCCTTGACCTTGATTTCTATGGCCGGGTCATTCTCGAACATTTCTGCTTCGTGCCAACCCAGACCACAGCCCAGGTTGTTTTCGTAACAGAACTGGTCAATACGATGCTGATAGACGGTCTGGTCTTCCTTCGGCCTGCGCTTGAGGAAGCGGTCTGCCACCCGCTTGATTTCATCCCCGCCCGTGTACAACACGCTGACGTTGAACCACTTCTCTTGATTGAGCAGGAATTCCGGGTGCTTTATGTCAATCTGCTTGCGCGTGACAACAGGGGTTTCAGACGAAAGATCAATGGGGGGCAAGCCCTTCGGCGCTGATGCGATGTAAACGGCCATGTGATTTGTGACCTACTGAGAACACGTGCAGTTAGGGGGCGTACCGGCGTCAGTGCAATGACCCAAAACAAGTAGTACGAGTTTCTTCATGAGATTACTGCACCATGTCCCTGGTCAACAGCGTGATGACGCGATCTGCGGTCTGATTGACGGGCGTAGCAGACACGCCAGACCGGACCTTCACGAACCGGATAGCCGGGGTGATGTGCATGTCGAACGCCAGCAGGTTGCTCACAGCCACGTCCGCAGACGGAAAGCTCATTTCGCCCGTAGCCAGGAAGACGTTACCCCAGGTGCTGCCGTTAATGCTTCCCTGGAAAGTCAAAGCAGCCGCGTCCCACGCGGCGGGCATGATGATGCCTACCAATTGCTCATGGCACAGGTCCACGCTGGCCGTAGACAACGCTGTGCCGTTCAGAATCGTGACCGTCGATTGTCGAACCTGTTGCATGGGATTCTCCTGTGTGTTTGGTCCCTACTGTGCAATCCCGCTGAACGCCCCAGACTTGGACTTCAGCCCGAATTCCTTCTGGACGAAGTAACCATAGGCGTCAGATAAGTGGGTTCGGGACACGTCAGACTTGTCAATCTGCCCCGTTGTGTTCCCCGCACTATCCCGCTTCCATTGTACCGTTCTGAAGTCTTTTGCCAGTTCCGTACAGGACGGATCTACCCAGGTTCTTGTCTCACCCAGCGCATTACAAAGCATTGCATTAACAGCATTTACCCGGTCCTTCACTGCGGGATTGGCTTTGCTCAGATGCATTGTGACCGAGTATTCGGGCCGGGTGCGGAAAAAGTCACGGATGGCCACGTAGTCCGAATCGCCTACGGTCTTGCGAGACTGCCCGGACCTGTCCCCATAGATGCGGACGTGCAGCGGGCGTCCGTGCATGATGGCGCGGTACTGCTCTGTCCGATTGCAGAACTCTTCGCACGCTTCTATCGTGCTGCTGTTAGGCAAGCTGATTTCTTGCAGAACGCTAATGTTCTGCTGTTTTTGGTTCGTCAGGTGAGTGTACAGGGCCGTTTCTTCGTGCCATTGGCAGATGACTGAACACATGGGGTCTACGTTGAAATCGAGACTCCACACCAGGGGTCTACGCGGGTCAAAAGCCACAGGCCGAATATTGTGGTGTGAAAACCCCTTGTATACGTTCCCGTCTTTTACCGTATTCCCTGGGTGCCCTTGATATTGGGCCTGCCATGCTTCGTTTGACATGCCCTGCATAAGTCCGCGCAAATACTCAAGCGTGGACACCCCGCCCATACCCAGGTAATCGGTGATATTAGACCAGAGCGGGTCACCCGGCTTACGTCCCAAGGGGTCTACGATTCCATCGTCTTCCGCGAACGCGGGCAGGTTCAGGACTTCCCATTGCTCCCCTTCACCCCGCGCGGCTGCCTTGAGCAAGCGCCCTACCAAATCGTCATCGTGCCAGCGAGTCATCAGCAGGATAATGGCAGCGCCCGGCATAACCCGGCTGCGCGCCGTGTCCGTGTACCAGCGCCATAGCTCATTGCGATACGTTAGGCTGTTCGCTTCCTTAGCGTCTTTGATCGGGTCATCAATCAAGAGCAGGTCCGCACCACGGCCCGTGATACCGCCCCCGATGCCCGTAGCGTACATACCGCCCGCTTGCGTAGTGTGCCAGCGCCCGGCTGCCTTGCTGTCCTGTGCCAGCCTGAAATGCAACTGGTCTTGAAACTGTACCGCGATGTTTCGGACAGCCCGGCCCCACTCTTCGGCAAAGCTTATGCCATACCCCGTGTTTATCACCATTTTGTGGGGCCAGTTTTCCAAGAACCAAACAGGCGTCCACTTGCTGATTAACTCGCTTTTGCCATGACGCGGGGGAAGGTTTACGATTATGCGGGACTTGCGCCCGTAGACCGCATCAACGATCCAACGGGACAGCAATTGCAGGTGGGGAGCGGGAAACCAAGGTTGGGGTTCGTTGCGGGTTAATGTACTGGCCAACGCTGCGGGGGTAGATCGCCACAGGTTGTTTAGGACAGCAAGGGAGAAGGTTGTCACGCGGGGGAATAAACCAGCCCAGCCAACAGGCCAGGAATCGCAAGACGGGCCAATTGTGAGACTACCCTAAACGCAAAAAGTTGGCCAGGGGCGGCTAAGCCCCTGGCACTTTGGGTACTACGGGCCACGTCGCGGCCCGGCTTACGTGCTACTGCTCCAGAAACAAGCTGGCTTTGACGCTGGCCGAACCGTCAATCTGGGTGACGTACAGCCGAACGCGCGCATTGGTCACACCCGCACCCGCCGCCCCGTTGCCCAGCCGAAAGCTCGGAAGCTGGTATTGCGCCCAGGTGTAGGCGACAGGGATAGTAGCGACCACAGGCCCCGCTACGTTCGCGCAAGCCAGGGTCACGATATCGGCCACGAAGCCATCGGCGCTGTCCTGAATGCACAGGACCACGTTTTTGGCAGCCGTCAGGCTTTCGACTCGCAGCCGGACCACATAGTTACCCGTCATGGCCGAAATGTCCTTGGCGATGGACACGTAGCCCCCGCCACCATATGCACCGTTACCGGCTACGCCAGTGGTCAGGGCAGCATCCGAATACAGGCCGAACGTGGTAGTACTTCCCACGCTGGTGATTTTGGCGTACCCCGTGGTATTGGCTGCCGTGTTGGTAGTCACCCCGGTAATTTGCACTTGGTCCCCGTCAACCAACCCGTGGGCAGCCGTGCAGCCCACCACGATAGGAGTAGCGTTGCTGGCAGCGTTGACAGTGCAGCCGAAAGCGCCCACAGCCGCATGAGTGCGCGAAACCTCAACCCCGACAGGCGCGGCCCCGAAACTGGGGATAACCAGCAGCATCGCCAGCGCCAAAAATGCGAACGTTCGAAACATCGTCTTCATGTGTTTTTCCCTTTGCAAAGGTTGGCAGGCTAACTGCCATGTTTACAACAAAATCCGAAATTCCACTGATACCTAATCAGCCGCGCCAATCACACACAGCCCTGATTACACAGGACTTACAAACTACACAAAACAGCATGTGTTAGTTTTTGTGCTACTCGGTGGGCTGGCTGTCAGGCTCGATTACCTCACAGGTAGCGTCTACCACCTGGGGTGCGGGCTTACCGTCCCCAGCTATCAGCAGCGCCAATTTCTGCGCAGCCTCTACACCTTCGGGAGTCGCCATCACGCGTTCAATCTCCGTGTTCGCGCGCGCTAACTCAATTGGCCCTTCATTCGGGCCGGATATGGTTTGAGCCGACAGCTTAGGCCGCAGGTACGGGGCTACAGCTTTGCCAGCATCTAAACGCTGGTCTGTAGTAAGCACTGTCTCAGTCCCATCAAGATTAAGCATCGTGCCACCAGCAGCCCTTATCAAGAATTCTACCACGTCAAAGCCTAAGCGCTCTGCAATCTCGCGGGCTTCCCGAGTCCGCTTTAAGGGAGCACCTTTCTTCCGGCCCCCGTACTTTGGATGGCCTACCCGAAAGATACCTTTACGTTGAACAGGGGTAGCCTGAGTCTCGGCTATTTGCTCCGTACCCTGTGCTGTGTCCCCCATGGTGTGCTCACTGTAGTTCCTAACCAGGTGGTATTTCCACTTTGATTCTACCCCATGGGGCAAGGGCAGCCCCACCACTAACCCCCGCGTGGGGCCGTCCGGTAGGCGCGCGCGACATTTTGAACCCTTGTGACCGAGTTCAGCCACCACCCCAAAACCGCGCGCAC